TATGGCTCAAGCTGCTATGGCTTACGGTGGATATACAACAGGTATCTTTGCAGGTGGTGGAGAAATGATCCGTAGAGCTGATGGCTCTTATTCCAAAAGAGGATTATGGGATAACATCCGTGCTAACAAAGGATCTGGTAAGAAACCTACTAAGCAAATGTTAGAACAAGAGAAGGAAATTCGTAAGCAAGAAGCAGCTTACGGTGGTGTGTTTAGAAACGGTGGTACTAACAACGCTGGGTTTGATGCATTACCTGACTACGTACAAGCTAAGATTTTAAGCAATATGGGTTATGGTGGTTACTACGATCCAATGCAATTGATGGATCAAGGTGGTGAACCAAATGGTAGCATGGCTTTAGGACAAATGTCTTCAGTTGCGGATAAAATGTCTAAGCTTCGTGAGTTTATTTCTCCAGAACAAAACTTAGATCCATGGATTGCATCTAAGCTAGCTGTTATGGATCACTCAGCTGATGCTATTGCTGACTATATGATGTACAATCCTGAAGCTCAAGGTGAAGAGATGGAAATGGAAGAAGAAATGAGAAGAGGTGGTTCTACATTTAGTGGTAATGCTTGGTATAGAAATGGTGGTATTAATATAGACCCTGCTAAGAGAGGAACATTTAAAGCTCAAGCTACTCGTATGGGTATGGGAGTACAAGAAGCAGCATCTGCAATACTTGGTGCACCAGAAGGAAGATATAGTCCAGCTATGATAAAAAAAGCTAACTTTGCTAAGAACTTTGCTAAGCAAATGGGTGGCTTAGTAGAAGGTGATGTACTTGATGTTACACCAGAACAGTTACAGATGTTAAAACAAGGTGGTTATAACTTTGAAATTATTGACTAATGAAGATACGTATCACAGGAAAGAGTTTACCTAAAGCACAAACTGCTGGTCAGTATCCTAATAGAAATTCTGTTTCTATTAATGGTACAACCTATTTTGAAGGTGACCCTGGTTATGAACAAGCTAAACAAGAAGCTGCTCAAATGAAGCAGCAAAATTCTGCTTTTAGTAACCTTGTTAACTCTCGTATTAATCCAGGTATAAGCAATAGAGTAAATCAGTTTAAACAGTTTGTACCAAAGATTAAACCAGCTATTAACAACACTATAACTGATGTTAAAAACTTTATACCTAAGATTGGACCAGGTATTGAAAATGCTATAGGTGATGTGAAACAGTTTGCTTCAACTTTACCTAAGTTAAACTTTAAACCTTTTGGTCAAGCACCTGCTAATACTACTACTACTCAGCCAGTTCAAAGTAGTACTAATCAATCAACACCAATTACTACACCTTTTAATACTGGATCAACTTCTCCATGGGGAAGTATCTTAAAACGTAATGACCCATCTGTAGATTCTAATGGACTAGTTTGGGGAAGTAATCCTGGTATTGTTACTAAAGAAGATACAGAAGATTTAGGTTTTGGACAAACTGCTCCTGCTCCAAATAAGTTTGCCCAAGCAGCTAATTGGTACAATCAAAATATAGGTGCTCCTGTAGAACAGGCGTTTCAAGATTTAGATAGATATACAGCACTAGGTAACTTTGGTACTGAACTTGTTAATAGTTATAAAAGAAAACAAGACTTTGATAAAAGGTTAAGACGCCAAACATCTACAGATTCTTTATTCCCTGAAGTACCTAGTGAAATGTCAGGTAACCGTGGAGACTATGTAGTTAGTGGAAGTAGGTTTGGTGAGTTTAGACCTGACGAGTATGTTGTAAACAAAGGTATGTACACTGGTCAATTCTTACCTAGAATGGCACAGTATGGTGGAGGAGTTATTCCTGAAGCATTAGTTATGCCTGTAGATCCTATTGAACTGTCAGCACCAATACCTTATGCAACATCTGCTCCTGCAGAATCTAATGCTGCGAGTCCTGCTCCAGCACCAAGATCAAGTGGAGCTAATCCAGTTGCTGAACAAACTTGGGAAGAAGTTTCTAAAACTTTTCCTGGTGTTAAGCATCTAGGTATATGGGGAGATAAAAGACATCAGAAAACTAAGAGTGACCATAACACTGGAGATGCTTTAGATATTGGTATTACAGATCTTAATCAGGGTACAGAGATTGCTCAGAAACTTATTAAAGAAGCCCAAGATAAAAACATTAGTTATATTATATGGAATAAACAGATATGGAATCCTTCTATATCAAATTCTTGGAGACCGTATAATGGAGATAATCCTCATACTAGTCACGTACACGTAAGCTTTAATAGATCAGCTCAACCTCCTGCTGGAGAAATTGCTTTAACTCATAACAATCCTTTAAACATACACCATGGAGACTTTACTTCTAAGTATGGTGGTAAGCAAGGATCTAGAGATTCCGGTGGTTACGTTAGTATGTTTCCGGATTTTGAAACAGGAATAAGAGCAGCTAAGGATCTGTTGTTTGGTCCAAACTATTCTAATCTTACTATATCTCAAGCTAGAAATAAATGGGTTAGTGGTAGTCCAGATAAGACTAATGCATCTACACCAGATATTGTAAAAGCCATGGGTGCAGATAAAATGTTAGCAGACCTTAGTCCAGCAGAACGTGATAAGCTTATTAAGCAGTTTGCTAGATGGGAAGGTAAGCAAGCATATCAAAAACTAAGCGGTATGCAGCTTTATGCTGATGGTGGATCTGTGGCTTATAGAGAAGGTGATGTTTATGAATTAACAGAGGATGAAATTGAATCTATACTTTCTTCAGGTGGAGATGTAGAATTTTTATAAATTTGTAATATATTATAATATGAAAACGTATAAAGTAAGAATTAGAAAATCTCCAGAGTCTATGGCTTATGGTGGTCAATCAAATTATGGTTTAGACCTCGGTCAGAAGAATATATATTCTGATATGACAGATAACCCATATGAGTCAGTATCTAACACTCTACAACCTGTAGATAGATCCCAAGCTAATATTGAGGCAGAAAGAGGTGAAACTGCTTATGGAGATTTTAACAACGATGGTCATAATGAACATATGAAGATCGGTGGTAAAAGACATACTCAAGGTGGTACACCATTGAATGTTCCAGAAGGTACATTCATTTATTCTGATACTAAGAAGTTAAGAATTGGTGGTCCTGTTCTTGGTCAGTTTGGTAAATCACCAGATACTAAACAAAAGTATACACCAGCTCAGTTAGCTAAACAGTATGATGTTAATAAGTATCAAGCTATACTTGATGATCCATATACTGATAAGATGGCTAAGTCTACTGCTGCTCGTATGATTGATAACTATCAGAAAAAGCTTGGTGGTTTAGCTTTAGTACAAGAATCTATGAAAGGATTTCCTCAAGGTATTCCTGATGTAGCTATGTCTGTATTACCACAAGGTATGGGTGAGCAGTTAGCTGAGATGGGTGGCTACTATGGAACTGATGATTACACTTACATGCGTACAGGTGGTACAGGTGGTACTGATCCAGGTCCTAAAAAAGTTAGCAAGTCTGAAATTGCTAAGTATGAAAAAGAAGGATATAAAAAAGTAGAAGGTACTAATATATGGAGAAAGACAACATCTGGCAAAGATAGTAAAGACATTATAGTAACACCTGGTAAACCTGGTTCCACTACTGGTGGAGGACCTGGATCTATGACACCAGGTTATAATATTCCAACAGGTGGTCGTTCAAGTGGGGGTGGTCCATGTGCTAATCTTAAGTATACACTTGAGGATATGAATGCACGACCTGGATGTTATAATACATTTTTAAATAAACAAGGATTTAAAGATGCTACTGATGAAGAAAAGAAAAAAGGATTAGAAGAACTACTTCGTGGTAGAATGCCAAAGTTTACTCCTGGTACTGCTCCTACTGCTATACCTGGAACTCCTGAAACTAAAACTTGCCCAGAAGGATATACACCAGATCCTAATGATCCTACTAAGTGTATAAAAGCATGGGAAAAGATGGATGAGATTACCTACGAAGAAGAGCCTACTGATGAAACCACAACAGGTGGCGGTGGAGGAGGGAGTAAAGGCGGTAGACGTCCTTACTTTGGTAAACAGTTTATGGTTCCTCCTAAACGCTATACTCCTTATGCTGCTCCTCTTAATGCTATGATTCCAGAACCTACGTTCTATGATCCTAATAGAGAGTTAGCTGAAGGTGCATCTAATCGTAACATGATGGCTGCTTATATGCAGCAAATGGACCCGCAACAGTTTTCTGCTAGAGCTAATGCATTAAATGCACAAGGAGCTGAGCAAGCAGCTAATACTATTGGTAGATATCAAAACATGAACGTTGGTGTAGCTAATCAGTTTAGTCCTTTACAAACTGAAATTATGAATAGAGTAATGGCTTACAGAGCAGATGCTGCAGACAAATTAGCATTTAACGCTCAGCAAGAAGATAAGGCTTATCGTAATACTATGAGAAACTATCTTAAAGCTCAAGACATGTATGATATTAATGAGTATGATAGAGCAACTAAACAAGGTATGCTTAATGAAACTAATCCATATTATTCTATACAAGATGGTCCAGGAGGTGCAACTCTTAACTGGAAAGATAAGGTTAACTGGATGAATATGGTTACTGGTCAATCTCCTCAAGTATCGGATCAAAGTTTAGAAGCTATGAGAAAATCTGCTATTGCTTTAAAAGCTGAGGGGCATGATGCTACTACTATTAATACTTTTTTAAGAGCTCAATTTCCTAATGCTTTTCAAAATAGTAGAGGTGCTAGCAATGCTGCTGCTATTAATGCTCAGTATATGAATATGGGTCAAAGTGCGTATCCATTTGGTGTTCCTGACTCTTACTATGAGTAAACTTTTAAGGTTTAGTTTTAAACTTTAAAGATTTTATTGTATATTATATATGTAAACTATGGCACAATACCTTCCTTATATTCCAGAAACCATACCTGAACCGGCTCTCTACAAACCGGACTTTAATTTCTTTGATAGAATGCTTCAAAGAAAGCAGTCTATGTTTGAACAAGGTCTTAGTAGAGTTAGATCAGCATATACTTCTGTATTAAATGCTCCACTTTCTAATAAGCATAATATACCTCTTAGAGATCAGTATATTAAAAATGCTCAGGAACAGTTAACTAAGTTATCTTCTTCTGACCTTTCTCTTATGGAAAACGTAAATGCGGCTGAGTCAATCTATGCTCCATTTTGGCAAGACAAGTTTATAGTACAAGATGCTGCTATAACTAAAGGTTATCAAGCTGAGATGCAAAAGTACATGTCTTGGAAAGACTCTGCTAAACCTGAAGAACGTGATAAGTATAATAGCATTGGTATGATGTATCTTCAAAACGGATTAAGTAAGTTACAAAATGCTGATAGAACACCAGAAGCATTTGGAGCTATAGAAATGCGTAAGGCTGAGCCGTTTACAAACATTGAAGCTTACTTACATAAGATGGCTTCAGAAGAAAAGCTTGAAGTTAAATATGACGATCCTAATGGACCATATTTAATAGAGACTATTAATGGCCAGCGTTCTGAAAAAAAATATGCTGTATGGGCTGCTTCTAAAATTGGTAATAACTTTCAAGGTCAGTTTGATGTAATAGGTACTGTAGAAAATGAAGAACGTGCTAAAATATTAAAACGTAGTAATCCTAATCTTAGTGATCAAGAAATTCAACAGTTAATTGCTAAAGATGTAGTATCAGAACTTAACCAAGGATATACTAAAAGAACTCAACAAGCTGATGTTGAAATTGCAAGAATAGATAGTTTATTAACATCTATTGGTCAAGCAAACGATCCTCAGCATGAGCAGATGTATAATAAACTTAAACTAGAACGTGACGAACTTGTAGCTAGAAAAGCTTCTATTAATCAAGAGTATACATACTTTGACCAAGGTAAAGATAAAGTGTTAAACTATGTAACTAATGCTCCTAAACAATACTTTAGTGTATTAGCTAAGCAGCGTCTTATTGATAACTTTGCTGTTGGTAAAGCAAGTATTGATCAAAAACTTATAAAAGAAAATACTGGGTTTACTGCTGCTCAAAACTATGAGCTTGAAAAAGCTAAGTTTAATTTATCTGTAGTAAAAGCTGATCGAGATTATGAGCAGCAAATATGGGAAAGAATGAATCCTAAAACTACAGGAACTGGTACGGGAACTGGTACAGGAACTGGTTCTGATCCAAATAATCCTACTGTTCCTGGTACTGATTCAAGTGGTGCATTATCATATTCTGGAAAATCTGGTACTTCAATTGAAAGAACAGCTGCTGAAGTAATTGATATATTTAACAAAGATCAAAAAGAAAGATTTTTAAATGGTCATAACTTTTTATTTACTCAAGATGGTATTCTTGGACTTGCTAAAAATTTAGGTTTAACTCCAGGTGAAATAGCAGATGTAGCTACTGCTTTTCAAAATGAAATAGCTACTGACTATCAGCACAAGTTTACTAGTGATCAAGCTAAAGCATCTAATAAGTTAACAGAAAAACTACTTGCTGATCCAGCTGTTATAGCAGCAGGTATTAAAGATATACCTGGACCAGGTACAATGAAAAATGCTCTTATTGCTTATGCAAGAGATCACTTTGCAACCAAGATTAAAAATAATATACCTTTTACTCAGGAAGAACAGATGGCACAGAAGCTTATGATATCTGCTGTCAAAGATTTAGAAGTATATAATAGGTTAGAGGCACAAAGAAAAGAGCTAATTAAAACTAACTTGTTAAGTAATAAAGAATTAAGCCATCTTACTGTTGATCGTGGTGATGGTCAAAAAGATTTAGTTACTATTAGTGATTTAGAAAAGAAGTTTAAAGCTACTAAGTTTGTAGATGAAGATGGTAAAGAAGTAACGTTATCAGCTAAAGATTTAGCTGGTGCTTATATGTCAGGAAATTTTAGTCAATATACACCTACTTTTTTACAGACACTTGGTACACAAAATTTTTCTAGTAGTTCTGCTGGAAGTTCATCTAGTTTTTATACTGGTTATACAGTAAAGATTGATGGAAAAGAGTATAGCTCCTATGGTTTATATACACCAATGATGGTAGGTCCTGATATAAAAGATTATATGCCTGGCCTTGATGCTTTAGATAGTTCTATGAAAGATTTAGATAAGACATATGGATCATCTAAAAAACTTTCTACTGATATAATTTCTGCTAATAATAAGATTGTTCCTAATTTACTTGATTATAAAAATCTTACAGGAGTTCAAAGTAAAGAGTTTAGATTGAACTTTAAACCAAACGTAACAATGGGTAGTGGAGATAATGCTACTCGTCTTGTTT